GTTGGGTGACACACCGGAACCGGTGATAAAGTTATCTTGCGAATCCTTCTCTTGGATGTCCATGATGTACAGGGCGTCGAACCTGTCCTCGATGGCGTCCGTGGCCCAATCGGTAACCTGCGGTTGACGAATACCTGGAATCGCGAGGAGTTGGATCTCCGTGTCGGACTTCTCTTTTAAGATGTCGACGGCCTTTCGATACGCGACGCAGGTATTACCAGATGTTCCGCCCTGTCCCGACGAATCACCGACCTCGCGCTTGATAGCCACGTCTAACATCTTCGAGCGATCTTCATTGAAGACGTTAACGCCATCGAAACCGCCCTGGACGAAGAACGAGAACTTAAAGTACTGCTTCGATGCCAAGTCGCCAAAGTCCTTCGTTACATCCAAAAACCTGCCAGTCTGTGCCGTACCGTCGGCCTTCGTGAGACTAGACGCCACCCCGTTTCTACGATAGATCGATGCTTGCCACTCGTTCGAATCCACGACGTCCGTGGTGCTCGTTGCCGTGACGACTTGCACATTCTCTAGAGAAAACTTGTTCTTGTTGAACACGTCACTGTCGAGAACCACGCCACCATCGTTCGCGGTACCAGCATTATCACCAACCCACGGATCTCTATCAGAAACGAAGAAGTGCGAGAAGTACTTCGTGTACCCCTGGATGGGCGACTTTTGAAGGATGGGCGCGTTGTTCTTGTTGGGTTCGGTCAGACTATCGAGCGGTTCGAACTGCGCTCCCCAGTAAAGCTGCGCGTCGGTTCGTTTACCGATTCCCGTGCCCACTGCGACTGTTCTCCTGAGGGGTATTGGCACGGCGATGGCCTGATCGGCGATGGAGGCTTTCGCCAGATATGTGGTACTGGCTGCGTTGAACGATCCAGTCGAACTTAAGAGTGAAGTACCGGCCGCGTTCGTTCCCGACGTAACGAGGTGAAACGGCCCTCGGAAACCGACCGGGAGCGCGGTCTGATCGATGTCTCCACTGTCCACCGCGGTCGGAACCTCAACACGAATGTAATTCGACGCGTTGGGAAACTTACCGTCGACGACGAGCTTCTGGCTACCCGCCCGTTGGTCGAAATCGTAATACGTGTTCATGTCGCCGATGACGCGTGCAAAGTACCGATCCGAACCTGGATCGATCGACAACCCGCGGAAGGACTCTAGGACCCTCACGTTCCTATCGTCGTCACCGAACTGGCGAACGACCAGGTCGAACTTACCGAACTTGACGTCGGAGTTGTTCGACTTCTGGATGTTCTCGACCGAGATCTTTAGTTTATCGGTGGGATATGTTCCATCGTCCAGGCAGTGAATCTTAAAGAGATTTTGTGGGGTGCCACCAAACTTCTGTGAAGTGACGTAGGGCGAGAATGCATGGCGGAACCGATCCGTAAAACTCTCATAGTTCGGTTGGTCGGAATCTCCGGTGTCCTTACCTGCCGCGCCGGAAAGGATGAACGCTGCAGGTTCAAGCGAACCTATCGCGGGACCCACGCCAGACGATGTCACAACAGCATACGCGCTGTAAACATCGTTATGCCTGTAGAGGTAGTGACCCTCCGTCTCGATCTTAAAGGGATCGGTGTTGAACACGTTGGGGAAATAGTTCCCAGCCTGTGGGTCGAACGAAGCGGTAAGGACGTTCGGCCCCTCCGTATCAGTCTGCTTGAGACCGTTCAGGAGCATCACGAACTCTTGCGTCGATGGGTCGACCGTTCCGATGGCCGCGCCCTGGGAAGTGAACGCGGACCCGCCATCCGTCGCCATCACTTGTTCGGTCGCTGCGGCGGTGGCCGCGGCGTTGTTCACAACAATGCTCGAGGAGAGCGTGAGGAACGTTCCGGAAGCAGCGAAGAGGACCCCGCGAATGATTGGAGTCGCGGTTTCAGCTTGAGGACCGATACCGCCAGAGAAACTACCAAATGTAGCGTCTGTGCCGACCGCCGTCGCCGTCATAGTGGTATTTCCTGTAACACCTGCTACATCTTGTGTAAGTGTTACTACCGCGAGTGCGCTTGTAGCTGTTATAGTAGCTGCACAAGTGCTAGATGCGTCATTTATAGCGGCGGCAATCTTTACAGCAGCAGCGGTGTTGCCTGCGGATCCGCCAGCAGCTATAGCTCCAGCCAGCCCTACTTTGTTATCAGCAACTAAATTATCGCCCGTTTCAATAGTAAATGTATGTGCAGTTCCTGCGGTATCTGTTATAATAAATGTCTGTTCATCGACAAAATTAGTTACTTCGTCTACTGTTATCGTTGCGGTTGCTGCGACGGCGGTACCACCTTGTATTCCCGCTTCGCTTAGAATCGTGCTTCCAGCGGACTCCGACATAAAGCAACCGAGGAAGTACGTTCGACTAGTCCCGTCACCACCTGTATACGCGCTTGCGTTGTTGGTAACAGTGCCACCCGCCTGGACCTGCGCTGCACCGACGGTGAAACCTGCGTTGGTCACAGCGCCGGCCGTAGTTCTGGTTTTACCGTCGCCGGCGCCTAATACCCTGAGGTACGTTCCAGCCTGGCGATGCGCAAACCACTGCTGGATCGCGATGGGACCGAACTTCTCACCGTCGGTAGCGCCAAACTTAGTCGCGAAGTCACGGTACGAAGCGAACGTCACCGGCACAAATGCGGGACCTCGATCGGCGGTGCCAATCACAGCTGCAGGAACGCCTTGCGGACCGACCTGCGTTCGACCGCTGAGATCGATCTCTCTGGTGCCGACACCGGGGCTACGGAAGGTTAATTCAGCCATTCGTCTTTACTCCAATTCATCTTATAGGTATTCATCATTCGAAGGACACGCCTGCATTCGTGATAATAAAATCGATCGCAATAAACTCGATCGCCCTCGTCGGAACAACAACGATCCGACCGTTCATTCGGTTTTGTTCGGCGTCTAGGTCCGAGTTGTTGCTCCCATTACACACGATTTGGAATGATTCAATTCCCGCCTGTGCCTGAACAAGCGCCAGGAGTGGCGTAATCTGGGCTACGAAACGACCCCTCGTCGTAGCGTTGTTTTGTTCGAATAGCAGGTTGCGGGCCACGCCGCCGACTAATCTCTTCACTTCCAACAACATCCGGCGAACGTTAACACGATCGAGCGCGGTCGCGGCTTGCTGTAAGGTCTTCTGTCCGAAGATGACGAAGCCCCCCGTCGGGAACGTTGCTATGGGATTGATCCGGTTATCGTACAACGTATCCCTATCGGCCTGTGAAAGCCTCGTTCTAACGTTCAGGACGAACCCTAGGGCACCTCGGTTAAACCCTGCCGGGGCAAACCACGGGTACGATACTCTATCGTTGAAACCGATGGCTCCAAGCGCAGCCACAGAGGGTGGTACCGTAACTCGTTTATTATTCGTGGCGTCCTCGATGACAACGCTTGGGAAATACGTCGCGACGTAATTATTGTCGAGGCCTCGACCGGCGAACTGTTCCGCGGTTTCGGCGACATCGGGCCTAAGCGCGCTATCGCCATACAACCTTGTTGAGGTCGTACCATCCTGCATTCCGTATGCCGGGAGATCCATAATATACATCGCCTGACTATACTCTCTCGTTCTATCGCCGGCGTAATCGGCGATCAACGGCTCCTTAATATCGGGGATAGCGAGCAGATTGGTGTACACAACGAACGGATCGGTGTTGAGTCGTACCGCAGTTCGGAACGAAGCGATGGACGAGTTGTTCAAACCAGCGCCCATGGGGTTAGTATTCGTCGTGTCGTACAGATTCGCGACGAGACCCACATTCGCACTCGCTCCCGCTTTACCTGTTTGCGCAGTGGCCTTATCGTTACCGTACTTGATATCAGGGTCCAGAATGTTGAATCCGTCGAAACCCCCGTAAAACGGTAGCGTGAACTTGGCAAAAGGTGTGAAACGATTGAATCGCACCGAACTCGAAGCGAGCAGTGACGCCATGGTGATCCGATTGCTCTGATTCGTTAGGACGTATTCGACCGTTTCGCTGGCAGTGGTGTCGCGCACCGTCGCCAACCTACCGTTCCTGACGTAAACCGCGCCCTTCATATGGGCCGCGGCGGTGCCGGTGATCTGCGTGATGAGGGTTGGCACCGCGGTTGGCGTTCCGATGTCGGAGTCCGGACCCAAGCCGACTCGAGCGAGAGTAAATTTGTTATTGTTAAACGCGTCTGCGCCTGCGCCGGTCACCAACGTATCGAGCTTTTGGATGCCCAAAAACTTAGTGTAAGTCGACACAAGGGGGTTTGGCGTCGAAGAAACGTTCGGGTTAAGAACCGGAGTGTCCAAGGACGCCGTCTCGGCCATGCGCTCGAACTTGACTCCCCAGTGATACCGGGCGTCAACCCTCTCGTCAGTTCCAGGGTCTCCCTCGTAGTTCGTTCCTGTCGTCGCGCCTCGGGTCACCTTGAAGCGAAGTGGAAGCGGTGGGACGATAGAAGCGGAAAGTTGATGGCCGCCGGAATCAGCCGTACCGTAAGGCGGTGCGGCCGGATTCGAGTAGAGTCTGTGAGCTGTCGAACCCAAAGTTCGACCATTGGAAACGAGTGGGATAAGCGCACCACCGAGTGACGCGCTATACGCCGTCAACGAATCAGTGGTCTTCAGCGCGGGAATGCCTCGGAAACCGAACGGTAACGACTCGTCCGGAACGTCGCCGGCGTTTAGAGCTACAGTTGGTAAAACGCGAATGTACCTCGACATGTTCGGATACTTGCCGGAAACAACCAACCTACGTTCGTCGTCGATCTCGGCGTCGAAGTCGAACGTGACTTTCTTATCGCCGACGAGACGAGCAATGTAACGATCAGAAGTTGGATCGAGGCTACACTGCGAAAACTGCTCAATGATCTCGGGCTTCGTGTCGGTGTCGGTAAATCTTCTTACTTGAACATCGAACTTACCAAACTTATCGGTGGGATCGCTCGAAGCCACGAGGTTCAAAATGGCGATCTTGACCTTATCGTTACCGTAAGCGCCATCGTCAAGCGTTTCGAACCGAAAAAGATCATATTCTACGTCGCCAAAAGGTTGCGAAATAACGTGCGTCGTCGTCGGGGTCGTGTACCGGGTGTCGAAACGACCGAACAAGTCTTGGTACTTACCGGCGGTTCCAGGAGGCGATTTTAGACTAGCGCTCAGGTTACCGCTAAGGATCCCGACGGGTTGCGATATAGTCGACGCAAGCTCATTCTCGACCAGGAAATCCGCGTAGAGTAGGTGCTCTTCCGTTTGGAACTTGGTTGGATCGGTGTTTAGAATCTTGGAAATATAGTTGGTCGACGTCGGATTGAGCGATGCGGAGAAAATCTTGACCTGTTTGTTACCACCCTCCGTGGCTAGCTCGTTAGTAAACGTAGCAGCGGAAGAAGACAGGATCAAAAGGAAATCGCCATTGGCATCGGCGACGACACCGTCACCCGCGTTTACGACGTAAGCAGAAGTCGGAGTAATCCCCGCAATCCCGGGGTCGCCTGCACCACCGCACGGACTAATCATAGCGGTGGTTCCTGTTGGAAAGAGCAACATGGCGCGAAGGAGATTGACTTTTTCGGCTGGGTTCTCAGCGTTATCAAGGTTGAACGAATCGTTATCCGTAAAGACTGGATAGCCCATTGTTTCTTGTGACTGGACCGTGTGTATCGCGGCGATGAACTTGACGCAACCGCGGGCGCGAGCGTAGAGATCAGCTTGAGACGCGCCGATGTCTGTGGTTCCACTAATCACGAAACCTGCGTTTCTAACAACGCCCAAGTTCTCGGTATTAGAAAAATTCGTCGTCGTTGTGTTCGCACCAGCACCAAGAATCCTGGTAAACGTCACCGCTGTTCGGTTTTGCATCCACTGCTGGACCGCGTAAGGACCGAAGCGCTTCGGATCGAGAGCGCCAAAAGTCTCATCAAAATCCCTCTGAGTGCCCAAAGTCACCGGAACAAACGCTGGTCCCTTTTCCGATGTGCCAATAATCCCGGCGGGTGTTCCTTCGATAGAAGTCGTACGTCCCGTAAGGTCGATTTCCTGCTCGAAAAATCCGGGTGATCTAAAAGTCTGTTCCGCCATGGAGCAATTCTCCCACTGTGTTCTCTATTAAATATCTTCCCGATATCGTTAAACTCAGGTAACTATATCTTCTAACGTCGTGCTGATTTCACCGCGAAGCACAGTTTCGCCCTTCCGACTGTTACGACCCTTCACCCTAATTAACACCTCGCGCGTTAACCCCGTCGTTTCATCAAAGACTTTTCTCCTGATCACTTCAGTACCTGGTCCGGATGCGGTTGTGCCAACGGACGTAGATTTTTGTACAGGCGGATTCGAATTAGCGCCGCGCGCATCGCTGGACGCCCTATAAGCGCCCGTTCCGGACTCGCCAGTAGCCGCCTGTGCAGAACTTGCTACGCCATCGGCGCCGATAGCCTGGCCAGGTAATATAGCATCGACGTCGTCGAGATCCTGCAATATATATGCGTTGGGATCCGCGGAGGGTGGACCGCCCACAGATAACGGTAGCGCAGGAGTATCTTCGAGAACGAACTCGAAAGTAGGCGCCGAAACGAAAGATCTCAGTCCGCTTGGGCGACCCGGCACATTAGGTTCGATCAAGTAAGCCGTAACATTCATGGTGAAAGAATACCGTATAATTCTCTCTTCACTGGAGAAATCTTCAAAATTACTTCCAGGCGAAAAGGCCGATTCGACGCGTCCGGTAAACCAATACCCCTTTTCCGTCTCTAGTTTGAATTCCCTTTGATGCATATTGGTATACGATGACATAATAGCAGAAAGAACGTTGTTCATCTGAACGGTGTATTGTGTCCAAACAGTGATCTCATAAGACGCCTGGAAATACTTCACCGGTGGTATCTCGATCGTTTCGACAAAGTTGTTGTCAAGTCTAGGCCTCAATACGTTACCAGACTCAAGAAGATCGTTGTCCAAACCAAACGTCTCCCTACGAGTTCCATCGACTCCGCGAGGACTTCCTGCTCTTGTCGTACCTACCGGAACGTTGCTTCCCGTTGCGTACGAGTTCTCAAACCCGAGTTTATTAAGAAGATGTTGATATCTAGGGTCTTCGGCGCTTAACCTTCTCCTGATCGTTAGCGGTAGGTTTTGACCCGGACCGTGTCCTTCCGATGGCGCTTGATCTATGCCAGAGCGTAGAATCGAAATGAGGGGAAGAATTACCACGTTGTTATCGTCGCGTAACGGTTGCTTTCTACGTAAAATTGCAAATCGTTCACCCGTCGCAAAAATCACCGGGATGCGGCGCGTCTCGTTACCGAGCGTGTAGTAAAGCGGAATCTCCTGTTCGAAGAGACTAAAGACGGCCTTATCAACGTCCTCGATGGTACATGAAGGTAACGCGAAATTCTCGGGTACGTTACTACCCTCATATCCTTGGGGCGTATCAAAATCGTGATTCGATGTTTTGGTGTATCTAGTCGACATTATGACTCATCGTAAAAAGCAGAACCCGCGTTGCCAGACGTACCCTTAGGACTAACCTCTGCAGGACCAGTAATCGGTTTAGTAAGCACGCCCTTCTCAATGAGCGCGCGCTCGTCGTTCGTCGGGCCAAGCTGGTTTTCTGCAAAACCACGTTGCTGCGCAAACGTTTCCTGGACGGCATCGGCGTCACTATATCCCTCGTCCGTAGGTCCTATGGGATCGAAATTGATTTGTCCCTGTCGCGCCTGAACGCCTGATAGTGTCACGCCGGTATAGTGTTCTATCTGACCAAAGATATTTTTATCGTAAACGACCGACGTTATCTCAAAAAAAAGCGTTCCATAACTGTAGTAATCACCGGTCTGAACCGTCTCTGCTAACCCCTTATCGATTAGATCACGATATTGGATGTACACTTCCTGCTTGTACTTTTCGTCGATACCAAAGCGTCCCGTCTCAAATGCGCCAGGTTCCCAATTGATCATCGCATCAATAATTACTGGAGGATCATAAACCTTCTCGGGTGCCTCTTCGTAAACGGGATCAATTTCCGAAAGATCATCTCGTACGGCGTAGTAATAGATCTTCTGGCCTATCACATCCTTGACCACTTCTTTCGTGACATCGGATATGAAATCGATTTCACGTGGTGTGACGAATAAACGTGCCATTTACATCACCCCGTAAAAATCGTTAACCCGTTTGGCATGGGTATAAACTTCAAGAGTCTGTTTAGTGCCTCGGCTTCGTCCGCAGCGCTGGTGATAAGCGCGCCGTACGTTAGCTTATCTAGTTGTTCCTTAAGTTGGGTTTTTAAAGTCTCCTTCTCACTTTGACCCTGAGAAACGAGCTCCGTCCCGTTTAATTGAACGTCGCCGCCAGGTATCGGTACACTACTAAATTTACTTCGAACGTAACCTAAAAGTTCTTTCGCCAACGAAGTCGTATATTGTCTAATCCATTGTCGACCCATCGAGTTGATGTTTTGAAATGTCAGATTACCAAACGGGACGTTTGACACGTTACTAACACCATAGATCGTATCGTCTGTATAAGCCGGGTTAAATGGATCCGGAGCCGTCAATACCCTTATCCACAGCTTTTTGGGATCGTTGGCGGTGGGTTCCGGGTATATTCGAATTTTTGTACCGATTATCTTATACGAGAAGTTGGAACGCCTAACTCTGTTCGAGAGATCCATCATCCCCGCCCGAAGGACGTCCTCGAAAACGGGTAAGACGTAAAACACCGTTTCGGGCGTAAACGACTCGAATGGAAACTCGTTTGCCAGGTAATTGATTGCCGATGAGGTGTCGAAAAATCGATATGCAGCCTGAGGATTGAAGTGAAAAACTTCTGTGATGCGCATTTTCGTTTTCGAACCAGCCGCTTGCGTATCAAATATGACGCTACCGGCGGCGTTTTTCAAATCTGTATAAATGTCGTAATCTTGTTGGCCTTTTACGAGCGCTATCGATCCGCTGACTTGGTTGTAATCGCCACCGACAAAAGCCTCGGTCGAGTACGCCGCGGCTTCCCTAACTGCAAAGTCGAAATTGAAACGTTGAAGCATCGTTTCTTTGCCATGAGGACCGACGTTAAAGCTTCCCGAAATGGCAGAGCCTGTAGGAAAACCTAAAAGGTTCATCAACGTACTTTCTGCTTCGTGCATATTCACAATCGAGCTATACTCTAGCGTCGCCTCTTCAACACACGCCCATATCTGTTTTTTCGTCAGTTCGACCGAGAGTACATCGTCACCTAGCTTTCGCTTAACAAACGTGACCATATTATCAGCTTCCGTTTGGAATCCGCTATCTGCGTCATAAAACCCAAAAGGAGTTGGACTAGTTGTATTCGCGAACGTCGCCATCGTACCACCTGTACATAAGTATCACGTGCACGGTGAATGTGATGAAACGAAAAAGTAATAGCGAATGTCTTAGCTAATACCGCCAAACATAGTGATAGCGATGATTCCTGGTAAACCTGGCTTAACATACACACCGGAAAACAGCGTGTTGGTGCGGCCACCGACATAAGAGAACGCAGCCTCTAAACGTTTACTCGCAATGGGGTCTGACGCCACCCTTTCGTCTAACAACAACAATAAAACACCGGCCTCGGTATTTCCGCTAAACGGCTGACAAGGAGAAGATCTCAACGAACCAGCAAGAACCTTTGACCCTAGATCCGCAGCAGTCGTGTCCCTAACGACGCACGTGCCGATAACCATCCTACCCGATTGCGACAAACAACGTTCCAGATCTTTCGAGTCGAACGTTTGAATCGGCGAGTGTTCGGACGCAAGCTTAAACACTTGGGAAAGCATTCTAGCAAAGTTCTTATTTGCCTTCGGATAAAGTCCCAACATTCCTACCTTGCCCCTAAGCAAGTTAAGTTGTCTTTCGTTGTCGATGACGATGTGCGGTTCGTCCGCGATATCGCTTACAAGTTTTTCGTAATTCGTTGCGATCGTTGGGTTTAAGAGCTCTTGCGCGGTGGGCTTACTTACGATGTAAACGACTTGACCACTTGCTTCCCTGCTCTTCAGATACCTGCTTAGCGACCCGTGCAACGCGTGACACGCAGACCCGGTGCCTCCACCACCACCCGCTAAAACGAATAACCAGTCGACGGCACCCATGCGGCTACGTACAGCGTCTTCGACGAGTGCGCTGTTCTCCGATAACACTCGCTTACCTAGATTCACGTCCTTACCCACGCCGTCAGCTCCAGGAACGAGCACGAAGTGAGCAGGATCCGTATCGTCGGGCTGGTCCTTCTCCGTGGTGTTAACCAGCAACGTTTGTGTGAAACCGCAATCGATAAACGCTTTCGCTAGCTTGCCCCCGCCACCACCGACGCCGATAAAACCAGCGCTAATCGCCGACGATGCTTCGTTCGTTGGTAACAAGGTCTCGGAAATCGCTGGCGCATCGTCGTACGACTCTACGAAATCAAACTCATCCGCGTCGTACTCATCGTGTTCGATCGTGTCCGCCTCATTCTCTTCTTCGTCTTCCCGACCAGGTACCATGTCGATTTCTCCTACATCTTGTTTTTGTGCCAACGAACCGGCGTCGCCCAACGATTTACACACGGTCGATGCCAATCAAACCTCGTAAACGCTCAGTCTAATTAAACGCATGTTTTGACTATAGTAAATAGGTCACCCAAAAAAAAGGGCCGCCCAAAGGGGCGGCCCGAAAACCACTAGTCCCGAAGGATTAGATGATATTCATATCGAGCAGGGTAACCGTTCCGTAGAAGTCAGCGCGAACGAGCTTCTTACCGTACCGAGTCATGACACCCTTACGCGGGGTGAAGTCCTCGGGGGCGAAGATCGTCGGAGTGACAATCAGCGGGACATACGGTGCGTACACGTACCCGGTCTCGAGGTAACTGCCGCCCTTATAGCCGACGAGTACCTTGTTGCGTGGGAAGTAGGGATCCTTGTAAACCGTGAAGCGGTTAGACAGGGTACCCATCTTCTCAGCGCCGAGACTGAACGGCGACGCGACCTGGCCATCACCGTCGATGCTCAGGGCCGGACGATAATAAACCGAGGCCTCGAGAATCGTCGCGACATCGGGGCCGATAACCATGAAGTTAGCGGAGCCGCGAAGCGTCTTACGGTGAATGGTGTTACCCACATCGATACAGGTCTCGACCAAGGTCTCGTACCACTCTCGCACGGTACCGGTGAACGAAGGACCGACAGTTCCGGAACCACCAGGGGTAACGAAAGTACCGTTCGTCTTGTTGACGAACTTACCAGGCGAGCGCGACCAGTAGTAGTTCGCGCCAGAAGCACCCTGCAGAAGATCGTTAAGGATCTCGCGGTCGATTTCCAAAGCGATCTGAGCGGAGAGGATCTGGGTGAGCTCAACCTCAGCGTCAAGGCTGTGGTAAGCATTCAAGTCCTGTGCCAGTTCAGGCGACCATTTCGCACGCAATTTCCGAGTATCGGCAACGACCGGGATAGACTCGATCTTGATGTCGATTTCCGGAATCTCCGGAGAAGGATCCGCGGCGAAGTTCGACTCAAACGTTGGGATAACAAGCGTCTCGCCCTGCGAGGACGTGAAGTTTGGATCCTGGACGTATTGACATACCAAAGTATCGGTAGTTGCACCAGCAGTACCAGACACGATAAACAACACGCCGATATCATTCGAGTCCAAACTCGTAATCGTAGACACTGGAGTAATTCCTGTGACAGACGCGCCGGTAGCACCCGCAGGGGTGACTTGTACCAGTTGGTTAAGACGACGGATGTTAACCAGATTCGTGCCTTGACCCTGTAGGTTCTCATCAACCGGCCCAAGAATATTGCCCCCTGTCGTTTCCCACATTCCAATCTCCTTCACAGCAGTGAAGTCGACAGGCTGAGTCGACGATGCCGACAGCGCATTGGCCTGAATGACGTACGCCATGTAAGAGTCGGCGGTCGAACCCGCCCCGTTGGCGTCCTCGATCTTCGTGGTCAAGTAAGGATCAAACTGAATCAACTTACCATCGGCACCGGTTGCGTGTAGGTTCGCCGTAACGGAAAACGTAGACGTACCAGCAAACGCGCCAGAGGCAAGAAGGATCGTGTTAGGTGCCGTTCCCGCCTGATGAACGCGTGAATAACCCGCGCCAGCAAGATCGTACATACCACCGACCTGGGTTGCTCCTGCCTGTACGGATTTCCCTGTGGGATTACCATAGATGGAAGAACCACTAGTATAGATCGAACCGGCTGCACCGGCTTCAGAAGGCGCGCCGACCGCGGTGCCGTAGGTGTAATCCAGGTAGAAAAGCAGACCCGAAGGCAGGCTCATTGGCTGTACCGAAACGAGCTCGTTGGCGACTAAGCCCCCGAAGACTCTACGAACGATTGGGAATGCGATGTTGGTAAAACCGCCAAGATCACCAGAATCCGCACCGTTTGCCGCGCCAGTTCCGATCGAGGAACGTTCGCGAAGAAGCTGCGCTGCCTGGTTTTCCATGAGCATCGCCATGTTTTCTCTTTTCTGCCCGTCTAATCCTCGAAGAAGACCCGTACGGGACCACTTCTCAATAAGACGCGCGTTTTGCTGACCAAGGTGCCGATGACGGATTCCCTCGGTGAGCGACTCTAAACTAAATTTGCGTGACATATTTGTCTCTCCTAAGGTTTAACTAAGTTGGTTATTTCTTGCCCGAATGAATTCCGGCCAAGGTTGCCCAACGATCCGTTTGTCCAGCACCCTCGTTCAAGGAGCGAGTCCCCGAGCGGGTTGTTGATTTTGACGATGAACCGCGGACCCGTCCCCCAGACTCCTTCAGGGTCTTACCCTTCGAGATACCGGTAGACAGGCTCTTATAAAGAAGCTTCGCTTCTCTAAGTGTCTTGGCGCTGTCAAGTGCCTCGACAATTGTCCGTTGCTGCCGTGCGTTCAGATTTTTATTCTGCATCAGCTTATTGGCATAAAGCAACTTCGCATTAAACAGGTTCATCTCGGTGAGCTGACCCTGCATTTTGTTGACCGCACCGGTTGCCCGACGCAATTGACCCTTAAGGACGCGGTTTTTACGCGCTTCCTGGAGGGCTATTCTCGACCGGCGTGACCGGCGTGACTCATTAACTTTTCCGCGGCGCGCTCTGCGTGATCTGCGACGGCGCGTCTCACCAAGAGGTGGTCTTGGCACGGGAGCATCTCCAAGCTCGTCATTTAATGCGTGGAGGAGATCATCCTCATCCAGATCGACGATCACATCGCCCTCTGCTTCGCCGCCACCAAACGCGCCGGCTTCGTCTGCAGCATCTTCCGTTAGGGAACGGAGTGCGCTACGAAGAGAGGCTTCGTCGATTTCGTAAGTCTCGTCGACTTCGTCGGTCTCGCCAAGATCGAGCTCGAACTCCTCTTCCTCTACGTCAGCGTCAACGTCAACGTCAACGTCCTCGACGTCGATATCTTCGACTTCCTCTTCCTCGACATCTTCGTCGCCCAACGGAACTTCTAACTCAAATTCGATATCAAGATCGCCAAGCAGTTCCTCTACTTCGGCTTCCTCTTCCTCATCTTCCGGCTGGAACATGAGTGTAGCATCAAGCTCATTAAGCTCGCCTGCTTCAAAGAGCCTAGAAAAGACCCCCTTATTTAATTTACGTGCCATGGCTTTTATCTCCTGTAGCGTTTTTTCAACATTGTTGTAAATCTGGTCATCACCAGACTCCTTGATAAGTATTGCTTCACGACGTATTTTCAATGTTTCTTTGATGATAGCATTGAGTTTTCCCAAAAAGACCATTTGTAAATCGTGATCCAACCTCGATGAATCGATGCTCTCGGATAACACGATCATACGCGCCATCTTACGACGAACAGTCTTCAGCGACTCGCTAAGCTGTTTACGGGTATGGGGCGAACTAGATCTAACAAGACTGGCTAGCGCTCGAAGATCCGATTCGCTGATGTCGTCGTCGTCATCATCATCTAAAAGGAGTGGTTGTCCATCGTCTTGCGTCTTATCGTCCTCTTCAATATCAACTTTCGCGTGGGCCGACTCGTCAAGAAGACTAGGCTCGGATTGGTGCTCGGCAAAAATCTCCTTCTCAATCATTCGCTTAATCTGAGGCGTGAGCGACTTGATCAATTGGTTTTGGGCGGTTTCCTCCGCCATTCGCTTTAGACTTTGAGCGTCCAAAATTGCTTGTTCGTACATAGTTTGAGACATATTGTTCCTACCACCGATAGATGTAAATATTGTTGAAAAACGACAAAATCAAATTAAAGATCACCTGGATTCTCTCTGGTCAAAACGTAACGTACAAATTTTCGAATATTGTCGGTGACCTCATCGTCCACAAAATCGATCAACCTGTACTTAGAGGACATTTCTTCATCCGTGTCCGGAGCCTGTGACCATCCGCGCTTGGTGCCAGTCGGTCTCGTTATCGTACGAAAACCAGAGATCGACGAACCGATACTCGCCGGGAGTGTTACGCCAATGCCTCCACCGCCTTTTACGTATTTTCCGAGCTCCTCCTTTATTTTTGTTGCGGCGCCCGCGAAATAAAAGGGGTCGGTACCGGCTGCGGCATAAAAATCCATTACGGGCATAAATCTCTGCGTTTTTGAATCAAACCCGAGTGGTACGTCTTCGACTTCGACTTCTTCGATTTCCTCTGACCATCCCTCTTCTTCGTCCGTCATCGAATAAGGGTACGCGGAACCTTGTCGTCTGGGTTTTGAAAACCGTAAACTAGAACGCCCGTAACCTAAATCGTTACGGGCATCCATTTGTGGAAATGCAAGATAAGTTCCGTCGGGATTGCGAGCCACGTCGTTATTCTGGCTTACTTGTGCCCATTCCGTAAGAGCCGATCTTACCTCCGGAAATTACCAGCGAGGTGTCCTTGGGGTTGGCAATTGCTCCCTCGCCCACTCCATATGTATCGCCATTCGGTTCCATACCGAACCCGTCCGGAGCTGCGGGGAGTGTTGATGGGTTCTGGCCTTCCCCAGGAGATGAAGGGTTAGGAACCCATGGCGAAGCAGGAAGACCACCCGCGCCCGTCGTAACCTCTTGGTCGGGTGGAGCAACCCCGCTATCTTGTCCGGTAAAGTCCAAGCTAAACGAAGGAAGACCCATACCATTCGTCACAACGCCGCTAAGTAACTCAGCGTCGCCCTGCGCCTGGACGCTTTCCCTTGTCATACTACCATCGTGAATAGGCGAACCGGGATAAAGCTCAACCATGAGTTCTGTACTGCTACTACCCATTCCTGTGGTCGTCGCAGCGGGATCCACTGTCGTTTGTTTCACGCTTGGCATATTAGACGAGCCCCTTCATGATCCTGGACCTAACTAATTTCTTGGCCTCGGCGATCTGCGCGAGTCGCTTCTTCAACCGACCCTCTTTGATCTTAAGCGCCTTCATGAAATTGACGTTTTTCTCAAGCGTTTTCGCTAACTTGTCGGCGTCGACTTCTTTTGCGTCGACCTTCTCAGCATCGTCTTTACCCTGCTCAAGGGTTTCGGAAAGACGTTTAGCCTCTTTTAGAATAAATCTCTTTAATTGGTTTGGTGTCATACGTTTCGTTCTACGTTTCATTGAATGCGCGCCTCCACCATTATATCTATTCTCTTACTCGAGTTTTATTCTATCCGGATCCGAAAGATTCGTAAACGCTAGCGTCTCCCAAGTGTTCGTTTTAGCACCCATCAACCCCAGCGCTTCCAAAGGAATATCTGATTGCGCCCGGGAAGTCCTGCTATTTTCCGCGCGATCCTGATTTAACATTGTCGTTTGCGCGGTATCTTCTAGCAAAGCCTGTAAACTAGGATCGCTTGAGACACTGGCTATTGCACGAGGGATTCGATCGCCCA